TACAAGCTCTCAAAACCAAGTATGCGCACTTGGGGTTAGAGGAATCAGTTTTAAAAGCAATCGCTACTCGCTTAGCGGCTGCGGTTAAAGACGATACGGAAATAGAAAACGCTGTCAAAGGCGTAGAGGAAGAAGTCAAGCTATTGCAATCAGTAGCAGACAAAGGGCGCACAAGTCTTACAAAAGCCGAAGAAGCTCGCAAGAAATTAGAGAAAGAACTCGAAGAAATGAGGGCTAAATCTAATCCAAATCCTCAAAACCCTCCTACTCCACCCACTGAACCTAAACCTGATGAAATGCCAGCGTGGGCAAAAAGCCTTGTGGAAGCTGTTACCAATCAAGGTAAGGCTATTCAAGCATTTCAAGCAGAAAAGCAACAACAAACCGCTAAGGAACGTTTCCTAAACCAACTCAAAGCGCAGGGGGTATCGGAACCATTCTACAAACATCACTTAGGGCGTACTTTCAAAGACGATACCGAAATGGACGCCTTTGTCAGCGAACTAAAAGCCGATGAACAAGCATTTTTGCAGACCCAAGCCAATACGGGGCTTTCCTCTCATTCAGGCAATGTGTTTGGAGGGGGCACAGATGCTAACGGTGTATCAGCTGATGTACAAGCCTATATCAACGAAAAATTCAAAAAAGAGTAAAACCCATGAACGAAGTTAAAATTTCAGACAAAGCAGGTCGCCAAATAGTCGTATTTGACCAATTGGATGTTACCTATCCAGGAGGGGTATATATAAACCCTACCACAGCCAAGGCACGCTTTACCGATGGGGTTATCCCTGCGGGTACGCTTGTAATGCCTGACACCGATGGTGCTTTTAAAATTGTCAATGAGACCCTTTCAGCTGCTAATACCGCAGGAGCCTTAGGGCTTACCGCTCACGATGTGGTTATTGACGATATTCCTTTGGTAGCTGTCGTAATGGCAGGAACAGCCCGCAAAGAGGCTCTGCCTGACAAAGAAAAGGAAGGTGTGGCATACCTACGTACAGCCTTGCCTCGTATTTCATTTATTTAATAACCTTAAAAACTAAAAGCAGATGAATATCAATGCAAACAACATTATTCCTGAGTTCTCTCTGGCTAATATGAACGCTATTATTCAAGCCTATCCTTTGGGAGCGTTGCTTTATCGTGACTTTTTCCCTTTGTTGTTCAATCCTAACCTTACTTTCTCAAGTATGGAGGGGACTGTTGGAGCTAAAGTAATGGCGGACATTGTAGCGATTGGTTCAAAGGCACCACGCAAAGGACGTGAGTTTGTAGAAAACATCAAAGGGGATATCCCAAAGGTGGAAATCGCTCGTGATTTGAACGAAAAGGATCTCCTTACCATTCAGCAACTCCGTAATTCGGTAGCTGCCTATCCTACCAATGCAGGTATCAAGGCACAACTTATCGATAAGATATATGAAGACCCTCAATTCTGTATTGATGGGGTGAATGCACGCTTGGAGTGGATGTCCAAACAACTCGTTTCCACTGGGAAATACAAAACCACTGCTACCAATAATGGAGGTGTAGCAAACGTGTCAGCTGATTTCAGGGTTAGGGCACAAAATGCCCTCAAGAAATGGGCAGAAGCTGATGCTAACCCTATTGAGGAAGTCGAAAAATACCAAGAGGAAGCCAAAGGCAAAGGGTATAGCTATGCCGTTGTGGTTATGAGCCGTGCTACTCTCAATCAGGTATTGAAGAACAAAAATACCCGCGCCTTTGTGTTGGGTGTTCCTATCAATGCTACTACCATTTTGCCTGATGTGCGTTTAGAACAACTCAACGCTGAACTTGCAGAACGTGGATTGCCTACTATTAAAGTATGGGAGTCTTATGTAAGTGTAGAGGGTAAAAACGGAGAGGTAACCGTGGCCAATGGTTGGGAAGAAGGAAATATCCTATTCTCTAACTCTGCTCAATTGGGTAACACTCAATATACCACTACTCCTGAATTTACTATGAGCTTTGCTGATGTGATGAGCAAATCTATTAAGGATAACTTCATTTTGGTAAATACCTTTGGACATCAAGATCCTATCTTGGTATCTACCAAAGCAACGGCTTTTGCTACTCCTGTATTGAACGATAGTAAGCGTAAACTTATCATCAAAACGAAGTTCTAATGACAGCGCAAGCGTATATTGATGAAAAACTCAAACTCTGGAATGTAGAATACCCCACCACCCTACTCATTGCAGAAATGCAACGGGTAGGATTGGGGCTTTCTGATGAGTTCAACGAGGAGAACGAGAGAAAGACAAAACTCTTTTTCTACAATCTCATTCCTGAACTCTTATTGCGACCAGTGTCCTTTTCTGAAGGAGGATTGTCTTTTTCTTATGACAAATCAGCTATTACTGCCTTTTACAATCTCCTTTGTAAGCAACTTGGTAGGGTCAATTTGTTAGAGGAAAAAGCCACTGTAAGAGATATTACCAATATGTTTTAAAGATGAAAATATACCCTTATTTGCTTAGAAAAAAAGTGTCCCAGCAGCCAACTATCAATGAAGACGGCATACCTACCTACCCTACAGACCCTATAACATGGGAGGAAGTAGGCGTGTGTCGTGATGAGATAGCAGGAGCAGGACAAAAGATAAGTAAAACAGATGGGCAAATCTTTGATTGTACCGCTACTATCTATGCGCCAAAAGGAACGCCTACCATAACAGCAGGCACCACGGTTCAGGTGGTAGATAAAGAAGGTAATATCCGCCTTGAAAAGCAGGTAATTCGTTTTTCCACTGATTATTTCCATTGCCGTATATTCGTATGATAACACCACAATTCACCTCCGCAGATATAGAGCGTATGCTCCAAGAAAAGATAGCCAAATACGAAGAGAAAATCGTTCGTATCCTGCGCAATGTAGGTGAAAAGTGTATCAATGAAGCGCGTGAGTATGGTAGTTATCAGGATAGGACAGGTAACCTCCGTTCGTCCATTGGGTATATTGTCTTAAAAGACGGCAAACCTATTGAAAAAGGAGGATTTCAACTCACCAAATCAGGCAATGATGGACAGAAAGAAGGCGAGACATTTATCAATAAGGTAACATCTCAATACCCAAAGGGGTTTGTGCTTGTCGTGGTTGCAGGAATGAAGTACGCAAGCTATGTAGAAGCTCGTAACTACAATGTACTTACTTCCGCTGAACTCTTAGCCGAGCGAGAAGTTCCGAAACTCTTAAAAGCATTATCGCAATGAAAAAAACAGCCTCACAGATAGAAGCCGACCTATATAAGTACTTTAAGGATAAGATAAACCCGCTTATCAATGGGCAAACCTACCGCTCAGGAGTACGTCCTTTGAACTCACAAAAAGAGGACTGTATAATATCATTCCTTACTGGGTTAGATGGGCAATACCAAACGGGGGTAATTAACATCAATATCTTTGTCCCTTTGGTAAAGAACAATGATAATCAGTATAGGAAAAACTTTGTACGATGTGATGCTATCGAGCAGGCTTTAATGCCAATTATAGAGGAAGCTAAAACAGCCCTACGCAACTACAGATTACAGCTTCATCAGATGATACAAACCTTTGAGGAGACGGATATAAAGCAGTTTTTCATCAACGCAAAAGTAAAATTCAGATATAACACCTTTAACGGGTAGCACCCGTAGGCAATTAATCATTAATCATTAACAATTAATCTTTTATATCATGGCATATACAAATAGTAACGGCACCGCTTGGGGCGAAGTAGAATTTAAGTATGGAGCACCAGGAGCAGGAGGCGCCATGGGTACAGTCCTTAAGACATTAGGAATTGTCAAGGAAGGTAGCTACTCCATTGAAAAAGAAGACGGAAAGGAGTATAAATACACCGCTATTGGAGGAAAAGTCATTGACCAAATGAAAGGAGAGCCTACTTATAAGGCAAAACTCACTGTTAAGAACATTAAAAAGGATCTGCTTTCTGAGATTTGGGACATTGAAGAAGTAGGAGACAAAATTATTATCAAGTCTTTTGTTTCCACTAAGAAGTTTTCGGTATCTATCATTCCTAAGATGTCAGGAGCTGAAAAGGTAGATATATTCTACTGTACTATGACAGGGACACTTGTCTATAATGAGGAGAGTGGTTACGATATAGAAATTGAAATCACTATGCTCAATGGTGGTAAGGGATATTTTTCATCAGAAATAGTAGCATAACCCATGGAAGATAAAGTAGCAAAAACACTACTTGAAGAACCAACCACAATAATCATTGGGGGCGAAGCGTATAAAGTCGCTCCGCCCTCTATTATTACACTGGTAAGGGCTTCAAAGTACATCAGCAAGATACCCGCCGATACCATTGACCAGGAGCATATATTTGGCTCTATTGTTCACAAGGCGGAAGATTATGAAAATATAGCATGGGCTGTAGCTGTTATCCTCTTAGGTAACCACTTCACAGAGACAGCACGCCCGCCTTTTTGGCAGTTTTGGAAACGAAAGAAGCATATTACCCAAGGGGAGGTATTAGCTAATAAATTGACTAAAGCCCCTATATCTGAAATATCCGAAGCCTTTTTCAAGGTAATAGGGCAAATGGATATACGCTCTTTTTTCGTCATTTCCACTTCCCTCAAAGGAATGATGATCACCAAGCCAACGAAGGAAGTGGAGAACGAAACGACAGCATCTGGGGGCTCGTAGGTTCATTTGCTAAGCAGTACAGACTGACATTTGACTATGTCCTAAACATGAGCTATGCCAATGTAATGCTATATAGCTCAGTGATACCCTCGTATGATAATGACAAGAAAGACAAAAAGGAAGCACCAAAAAATGAAGCAAGAACGGACTTTGCAGGCTTTCTCTCGAAATTAAAAGCAATCCAGTAATAAACAAACCACTATGCAAGAAAATGAAGGTAGACTACTCTTTGAAGTAAGAGCAGACCAAAGCGATATAAAGAAAGATATAGAGGCTATAAAAAAACAATTTGAAAGCTTAACCAAGAAAACCCAAGAAGAGGGAGAGAAGCAGGCGCAAGTATGGCAGAACCTCATCAAGGGGGCGACTGCTTATTTCACCTTTCAGGGAGCCACTGCCTTTATGAAACAAGTAATAGCCGTCCGCTCCCAGTTCCAACAGCTTGAAATTGCCTTTGGCACCATGCTCAAGAGTAAGGAGAAAGCCAATGAACTAATGTCGCAAATGGCTGATTTAGCAGCTAAAACCCCTTTCGGATTAGAAGAAGTATCTGAAGGGGCTAAGCGCTTGCTTGCCTTTCAGGTTCCTGCTGAGGAAGTAACCGAGACCCTCCGCCGTATGGGTGATGTAGCTGCGGGTTTAGGTGTTCCTATGGGACAACTCATTCACGTATATGGGCAGGTAAAAGCGCAAGGAAAGCTAATGACGAATGACCTATACCAGTTCATGAATGCAGGTATTCCTATCATTGCCGAGCTTAGTAAGGTCGTAGGCAAGAGTGAAACCGAGATTAAAGACATGGTTTCAGCAGGAAAGATAGGCTTTCCTGAAGTACAAGCCGTTATCAAGGGTATGACTGACGAGGGCGGGCTTTTCTACAACCTAATGGCAGAGCAGAGCAAGACCCTAAGCGGTCAGCTGTCCAACTTGGAAGATAACTTTGATAATATGCTCAACGAGATAGGCAAGGCTACCGAGGGAATCGCTTCGGGGGCTATCTCAAGCGT